CCTCATCATCATCTTGATTACTGATAGCATACATCAACTCCTTAAATTCTTCTTGTATAAGCCTTCTCCTTAAATCTTTTTCACCATCCATTAAAGCAGAAGGTTTAGGATATTTTAATCCTACAGGATGTTTGAAGGCACGGTGAAAGATATGCAGTTTATCCTGTAAGGTTTCACTCTTACCCATCATTCTTAACATCCTCTATTAGTTTGCATAGATACCATTGTGCCTTCAACAAATCTTTGTAAGGATTTTCTTTTTCTTTATACCGATACCTACTGACATACTTAAAAATATTTCCTTTCAAGTATCCTCTATACTCATCCGATTCCATACTATCCCTTATCAAATTAATAGTTTCCATCGTGTTACTATTGTAATGACTAGGTTTATTTATTTGTTCCCATTCAACATCTTCCATTTGCAAATACTCCTTCCATGAACCCATGTTAATGTTTTATTTTCTTAGGATCAAACACAATAACATTCTCTCCGTAGTTAACATATTCATTTTCTGCTGCCTTTATCCCCTGCATATATACTACATCAGGGTCTTCTTCCAACATACTCATAACCCCTTGTGCTATTATATTTGCAGTGGATACCTCTTCCTCTTGTGTGGAATCTAAAACCCTAATGGTAAATTCTCCTTCTTCTCCATTATCAGAAATAATTATTAAGACATTATCCTTTCTTATCAAAGAGAATAAATCAAAGACGGTATTCAATTCTAATAGGGCTTCTGCTTTATTATCTATATCTTTGTATTGCATGGTGTATCCTTTTTTATTAAGTCTAAAAAGTAAGAAGCATCTACGATTGCAAGCGGCCGCTCTCTGTTCATTTTAATAATTATCACTGGTTCTCCTTTTCCCTCATGACTTTCCGCTTGTTGATAAGAAGAGTATATTCCTTTGTATCCTTCTCTTGCTTTACACTCTACCTTAATAGGGATTTGTTTCGCCGCCGAAGGAGACAACTTAATATCTGCACCTGTTTCTCCCATGATAGCTCCACGTATATCTCCTTCTTCCAACGAGGGGAACCTTATATACAACTGATCTCTGACCCAATCTTGTAGTCGCCTTCCTTTGGCCTTCCTAGATGCTACAGAGATAGACATTTATTAGGTCCAAAAGTTATGCTTATTATAATGCTTATCATGAAGCCTTGCTAATTCTCTCATAAATATTTTTCTAATTTTTTTGGTAGAAAATTCAGCTAATGCTTCCTCAACTACTAGACAATCCCTTGGAGAATAAACAACAATCTCACTCCTGTTTAGTTCATCATCTATTTTCTTGAAGTCTTCCAGCATTTTTTCTAAACCTATCTCTTCCATATCCTCCTGGTAAAAGTCATCCTCACTAATGGATGAAAGATATCTTTTGTATCTAACTAACAGATGATTAGGCTGTATTAAATCAGACATTGGAAGCTTGCTTGGTACAAACTGAACATATTTTACCAGATGATTTAACATTACATCTTCTTCTGTTATGACTGATTGAGTTAGCAAGGTCATTCTAAATCTTCCATGTCCTCAACTACTTCTTCCATTCTTCCATCTTCAGGATTGTAATACAATCGACATGCTGGCCCTGTTAATCCAGAGAACCTGTTCTTGATCACCCTTACTGTTGTGATGTTTCTCTCTCGTTCATCCTCATGTTGACCATTACGTTCCAAGCCAAAGACAATATCACTCAACTGCCCTATGGATGCAGAACCTCTAAGCTGGCTAAGAGAAGTCACTGCACCCTCTTCATGCCCTGATCCTGATGGTCTACGTAGATGACTAACCAGAAACAGAACGATGTCTAACTCCTGAACCAAGGTGCGTAGCTTTGTCATGATTTCATCTAAGGCTCTTCGTTCATCAGAGTTTGTTTGATCTGATACAATGATTGACACATGATCCAAGCAAACAAACTTGCAGTTTAATGCCTTGGAAAAGTATCTTACACTGCTAACTATCTTATCAATATCGTTTGAACCAAAGTGATCGAAGAAGTAAAGCCTTCCAGTACCCAATGTGCTATCAAAGTAGTTTCTAAATTCTTCTTTAGGTGTAGTCTTGTATACATCGGGTAGATGGAGAGGCTTGTTAGCTTCTAGTGACATCATGGCTAGGCCGGTACGCCGCACCGATTCCTCCATGAACATCATACCTATATTCTCTTCCGTATTTTTTAGAACATGATAAGTAAGCTCTCTCATAAATTGAGACTTGCCTAGTCCTGTTCCAGCAGTAACAGTGATAAGCTCTCCTGTTCTTATGCCGTAAGTTAGTTTCTGTATCCCTCTGAAAGGGTAGTTGATTATAGCTTCCGACTTGTCTTCTTGGACAATATCCCACATGTCCTTGCCTGATATGATACCATCAGGTGTGTAGCTTTCTGCCGCCCACCAGTCTTCCAAGAAGAACTTCTCACGATTGCTAACAAGATACTCATTAGCATCCTTGTGATGTTGTAGCTTAACTATCTTAGCTTTAGGACTTAACAACTCCGCAACCTTTTGTGCTGCCGAAATACCAGGAGTATCATTATCAAAACAAATTACGATGTTGTCAAAAGACATAAGCCATTCATAGCTTTCCTTTGCATCCTTGACTGCACTCTCTGCTCCGTTCTTTATAGATACACAAGGCCACTTCGATCCAAGTAGTTGGTAGGCACTAAGAGCATCTAGCTCTCCTTCGCACAGGGTAACAAACTTTCCACCACCGTTAAAGGTTTGTTGTCCAAACAATCCAGAACCTACGATGCTTCCTTCTGAATAGAAAGTTTTAGAAGATACATTCCTTATCTTGTGAGCAACCAACATCCCTTCCAAATTATAATAAGGATAGTAATGCTTATCATCATCCTGTCGTACATTATATTTTTTGCAGGTGTTTTCCAAGATACCTCTTGAAGGTATAGCAGAAAGAATACCTTGGTTTAATACTGCTTTGGAAACTTTACTAGTGATAGTTTGGTTTTGTTTTCCTTTCTTTCCATGAACATGATGCTTACAATCTGGGGTGAAGCAATGTTCCCCTCCATCAGGGAAGATTACTAGGTTGTCCTTGCTGTTGCATTCAGGACAAGCAGTTCGTTGTGTTGCCAAAAGCATCTCCTTATATATAAGTGTCAGTTACTTCAGGTACGTTAGGTTCTCTTACAACCTTACTAAGATATCTAAGGCTATCTTTATATTTGAACACCCGTAAATCTTTCCAGCACTCTGCCTTGAAGGGACAGTACACACAGTTTCTGTTGAGCCGCATGTTACCGGACTTGCCATCTGCTACTGATGAATAACATAAGGAAGGTGGTTCAGTATCATCAACTGCCTTTCTTATCTGATCAATTCTTTTATTAGCGTTGATGATACCAAAGTCATCTATCTCTAACAGAGTTATCTCACCAGTGACCTTGTTGATAGCTAAGAAGTATCCTCTGTTTCTTCCTTCTGCTATGGCATATCCACTAATCTGCCCTATGTATCCGAAAGGATCATCGTTCTCTAGTGTGCCTAATTTAAATTTACGGAAGGCAAAATCACTAGTAGACTTAACATCCACTAACTCTCCATCTATCTTACAATCAATATGTCCTTTCACTCCGTTAAGTGTAACCTCTTTCTGTTCATCTGTTACAGAGTGACCGGCCTCTTTAGTCAGGAAAATAAGAAGCTCTTCTAGTATGCTACCGTATAAAAATTTAATTAGCATTGATCCTTTCGGCGGCGTATCTTTCTTAGGACGATTAAACTCCATCCATAAACGCCGCAAAGGTTTTCCTATAGAAGACATTCTTAATGTTGGGTTGGTTGTATAATCTCTTTTGTTTTCGATATGATCCCTTAAAGATTTTTCTATTCCTTTAAGGAAAGAAGACATATTATCTTCAAAGATTTTATGATCACTTTCTAATGTGGAATAAATATCTTCTACTAAAGTTTCAATTTTCATTTCCATCTCCTTTAGTTGTATAGCTGCCCCGTTCCACCACTAACGTACAAAGAAAATTTAAAAAAACTTTGTACACCCTATGAAACCCTCGCCCACTATACATCTTGACAATTCAGATACGTAAGCACCTATGTCAAGCCCCATACAACACAATTAAACTAGACTAAAACTCATCATCAAAGTCATCATCACCACTGGAGTATTCAACAAGGGTAAGAACCTGAACCTTATTGAGATACAGAGAAGTACCATACTGTTCCACCATCGGGTGGTGAGCATTAGGTACAACCCTAACCCTGACATCCGACCCATTACCAATGAGAGTAGTTTGTACATCGATAGGGGTCTTGTCGGCATCCATTGCCGTAACCTCAAACTTGGACTTAGGAGTAACGAACTCACCCCTATCGTCCTGCTTGTCTTTAAGCTTTACTCCTTTCTCTAAGAGGGTTTTCTTAGACTGTTGTGACAAGTTGCCAACATCAAGCTGGTACTTGTCGCTATACTCATCAGGTACTTTGAGCTTAGTCCAATAAGCTTTGCCCTGAATGATAAAACTGTCTGTCTTTTGTTTTGCTGCCATGTTTAATCTCCTTTTCTAATTTAGGTATATATCGTATCACAGATTTTGTGCGGTGTCAATAGAAATCTTTCTAACTTTCGATACTGGTATGCTGTAAAACAATTCTCCTCTGGGTACAAACTTATTCGAAACCTCTACAACTTCCGCTTCGGAAACAGCTTGACCTGGTATTTCCCAAGCTTCCTCACACATGCTATTCAATACGTAGAAGGTTATGTTCTCTGATCCTTTCCTTTCAAGCAACTTCTTTTTCCTGTAAGCTATTCGTACATCCCGCCAAGAGGGAGGCCACTTTCTTCCCCAAGAGTATTTGATTTCCACCTCCCATCCTTGTCCATCCTTTCCTTCGATGTCACAAGAATACTTCTCTTCATCATCCAAGAGAGCATGACCTTCTCTCTGTAAGTAAGACCTAATTAAATCCTTGGCCTTATGATCTGCCTTGTCATATAGTTCTTGGCTAAATTTCTTTCGTACTATAGTAGTTGTTCTCATGATATCTGTATCCCTTATAACCCATCCTTGTTCTGGTATGTATAGCTCCCCGTCATTCCTTGCTTTAGCTTGATTACAATTACTACAAAGTGTCTGGAACCTTTCTGGATTTGCTTTTATTATATGATAAATATTTGCAGCACCTCCTTTGGGGTCTTTGTATCCATCATTAAAAATATGATCTACTTCTAAATAGATTTCATCTGTCTCTCCGCAACAAACACAGCGTCTTCCAAGGATATCAAAAACTTTTCTTCTTCTAGCTTTCTTGGACTTCTTATTTTTTAATCTTTCTTTTTCCCTACCTTCTTCAGTACTCATACGTTTGTGATAGCTTCTTCGCTGCCTAAATAGTTGTAGTTCTCTATCTTTAGTCGGCATGTTGAACTCTCCTTAATGTGTTTCTGCCCAAGTCCTACCAATCTTAGCGTCAGCATTCAAAGGAAGTGTCATGTTATAATACTCTCCTACTTTTTGTATCGCATAGTCTGCTATGAAACATAACTCTTCAGCATCCTTGTTGCTAC